AGATCATGTGTTCCCTGTCGGCGCCGGTGGTGCCGAGGACGGTCCGCTGTCAGTGTTGTGTCGCTCATGCAACTCGGCCAAACGAGCAACGGTAGGTGACGCAGGGTAGGGGGGCGGGTCACACACGGGCATGTCGATCATGCCCACCACCCTCGCCTTTCGAGACCTTTCCATGTGGTACCACCTGCGGAAACGTGGCTTGGGCGGATTTATCCTGACGGGGGTGTTAGGCCGTGCCGCGCACGAAGAAGGCCGCCGGTGCCACCGTGGATCGGCGCAACGGCCGAAGGGCTGACCTCACGCCTATCCAGGGCGCTCGGATCGACTCTCCCGAAGGGTTGACCGACGAGGCGGCGGCGCTGTGGGACGCCTACTGGTCGGACACCGTGGCGACGGTGGCGACGGTGGTGGATCGCGGGCTGCTGCTGCGGTGGATCACCGAGTATGACCGGTATCTGCGCACTGTGGCCGAGGCAGACAAGGATCCGGTGACCACAGGCAGCCAAGGCCAGCCGATTCAGAACCCGCTGTACAAGATCGCCTATCGGGCGTTGGAGGCGGCCGAGCGGTGTGAGCGTCAGTTGGGTATCGGCCCGTTGCACCGTTCGGCGCTCGGGATCGCTGTGATCACGGAGCGCCGTTCGTTGGCGGACATGAATGCGCGGTACGGGGGTGCGGATGGCGACGGCGACCGCATCGAGGCCGAGGCGCGTCCGGACCCGCGGGCCGTCGAAGCCGCCGGTTGACCCGGGCTGCCAGGCGTGCGGCTGGCGGCCGGTGCTTGGCCAGTTGTGGCCGTCTGAGGGCGCGGTGGCTGTCGACTGGATCGAGCGGTATTGCGTGTGTGGTGAGGGTGACTTCTTCGGCCAACTGATGAAGCTGCGGGTCGACCAGCAGCGGTTCCTGTATGAGTGGTATTCGTACTGCCCGGAGTGTGGCCAGTGGCGCTACGACGAGGCGTTGCGGGGTGAGGCGACTGGCGGTGGGAAGACCACGTTCATCGCCGCGGTGGCGCTGCTGGAGTTCGCCGGCCCACCGCAGATCGCGCCGTCTTCGCCGAACATCCCGATTGCCGCGGCATCCTTCGAGCAGGCGGATCTGCTGTTCGGCGCGGTGGCCACGATGTGCGGTGGCCGGGATCAGTCGGTGCCGGAGTCGCCGTTGTGCGGCTTCTTCGAGGTGTACGACACTGAGATCAAGTTTTCGGATGGTCGGCCGGGGCGGATCTTCCGGGTCGCCGCGGTGGCGGGTACGAACGAGGGTGGTCTGCCGTCGCTGTTTGTGCGGGATGAGCTGCACGAGTGGGGTGAGCCGGGTAGCAACAAGGCCCGGGTGGCCACGGTGATCGGCAAGTCGACCCGCAAGCGGCGGATTCCTCGCCGCGGTTCGGGTCGGATCATCTCCTTGTCGACCGCTGGGTTCGATATTGACCACTCGTTCCTGGGTGAGTTGTACAAGCTGGGCAGGCGGGTGCTGCGCAACCCGCGGGTGTCGCCACGGTTCCTGATGGACTGGCGTGAGGCGCCGGACGGGTTGGACTATAAACTGGCCAGGCAGCGTGAGAAGGCGGTCGAGGCGGCCTCCGGCGCGGCCGGGGTGTTGTGGAACGTGGCCGACCGGGTGGCCGACTGGGGTAAGCCGGCGTTCCCGGCGCACGAGTGGATCAGGTATTACGCCAACCGCTGGGTGGACGTGGCGGAGGAGTCGTGGCTGAAGGACCACCCGGGTGCCTGGGGCCAGTGCAAGGGCGAGTGGGACTCCGAGCCGGGCAACGAGTTCGTGGTCGCGGTGGACATGGCGCTGCGTCGGGACTCGGTGGCGGTGTCCCGGGTTGAGAAGTTGCCGGATGGTCGGTTTGCGATTACCACCCGGATCTGGGAGCCGACACACGCGCCGATTGACCACCTGGACGTGTTCAACCACGTCCGGTCGTTGGCGACCGGTGCCGGGTTCCGCGGGGTGGTGTACGACCCACGGTTCTTCGAGTTGCCGGGTCGGATGCTGGAGGACGAGGGGATTCTGGCGATCCAGTTCGACCAGACGATCCCGCGTATGGCACCGGCGTGTGGGCTCACCTTCGAACTGATCATCAACGGTCGGATTGTGCACGACGGTGACCGGGAGTTGACGGCGCACGTGAACGCTGCGGTGAAGCGGGAGCATGAGCGCGGTTTCACCCTGTCGAAGGGTAAGTCGAAGCGGCATATTGATGCGGCGATCACGCTGTGCATGGGCGTGTGGATTCTGCACGAGCCGGTAGAGCCGGAGGCCGTTCCGATGGTGGCGTGGCGATGAGCATCCTGCTGGTGCTGCTCGTCGTGGCCGGGCTGGCCAGTATTGTCGCCGGTGCCTATCTGGTTTCGTTGCCGCTTGCGCTGGTGGTGGTCGGGGTTGAGCTGCTGGCATCCGCGTACGTGATCCGATACCTGGGGGTGCGCGGTGAAGCTGCTCGACGCGCTCGTTAGGCCTGGCCCGTCGGCTGAGGTCGCCCGGCTGGATGTGAGCGGGTACATCCAACTGCTCTCCCAGTACGGGTCGGTGATGGACCCGCTCGGCTACCGGACCAGCTACAACAACGAGCCGGCCGAGCCGATCGGTGAGACGTTCGTCGACTACATCCACAACGCGTACAAGACCAACGGTGTGGTCTACGCCTGCCAGATGGTGCGCACGAAGGTGTTCTCGGAGGCCCGTTTCCAGTTCCAGTCGTTGCGTAACGGCCGGCCGGGTGAGTTGTTCGGCACCGAGGCACTGTCGATCTTGGAACGGCCGTCGCTTGGTGAGCCGACCGGTGACCTGTTGGCGAGGATGATCCTTGACGCGGACCTGGCCGGTAACTGGTTCGGGGCGATCATCGACGGTGAGATTGTGCGGCTGCGCCCGGACTGGGTGGACATCGTGCTCGCGCCTCGGGTCGGCCCCAACGGTGGCATCGTGGGCATGCGCCGGGTCGGGTACGTGTACTACGAGGGCGGCAAGGACAACTCGGCGTCCGGCCTGTACACGGTGGCCGGCACCCACCCCGAGCCGTTCCTGCCGCACGAGGTCGCCCACTTCGCTCCGTCGCCGGACCCGCTGGCCACCTACCGCGGCATGTCCTGGCTGACCCCGGTGGTCCGGGAGATCCAGGCCGACACGTCAGCCACCCGCCACAAGCTGAAGTTCTTCGAGAACGCCGCTACTCCTAACGTTGCGGTGTCGATGAAGAACCCGATGACCCCGGAGCAGTTCGAAGCGTTCGTTGACGCGATGGACCGGGCTCACAAGGGCCTGGAGAACGCCTATTCGACGCTGTACACGGCCGGCGGTGCCGATGTGACGGTGATCGGTGCGGACATGAAACAGCTGGACTTCAAGGTCACGCAGGGTGCCGGTGAAACGCGGATCGCCAACGCGGCTGGAATCCACCCGGCAGTGGTCGGACTTTCCGAGGGCATGCAGGGAAGCTCGCTCAACGCCGGCAACTTCGGGGCGGCCAAGCGGGCCACCGCGCAGATCACGATGCGCCCGCTGTGGCGCAACGCCGCCGGGTCGCTGGAGGTGCTGGTACCGCCGCCAGGCAAAGACTCCCGGCTGTGGTACGACGACCGGGACATCGAGTTCCTGCGCGAGGACGCGCGGGACGCGGCTGAGATTCGCCGGTTAGACGCGACGACGCTGGAGTCGCTGGTGCGTGCCGGGGTGGATTGGGACGCCGCGGTCGACTACGTGGCCTCGGGTGAGCCGGCGCGGCTACGCGGCAAGCATTCCGGCTTGTTCTCGGTGCAGCTGCAGCCGGCGGGAACCTTGCAGCGCCCGATCAAGGCCGGGGAGCCGTTGGCGATCACCGGAGGTGAATCGGCTGATGAGTGATGACACGACGCGGGCCATGATGGCCGCTGCGATGATGAACGACTTGCCGGACTCGGCGTTCGCCTACATCGAACCGGGTGGGACTAAGGACGACCAGGGTAGGACAGTGCCGCGTTCGCTGCGGCACTTCCCGGTCCACGACGCCGCCCACGTACGTAACGCCCTTGCCAGGGCACCCCAGTCACCGTTTGGGAAGAAGGCCATGCCGAAGATCAAGGCTGCGGCGAAGAGGCACGGGGTCGAGGTCGCAGACGACGCTGACCGGTCCCGCAAGCCCGACCCGGTGCCCTACGCCCGGTCGTGGGCGTTGGACGACATCGAGGTTCTCCGCGCGGCCGACGGGTACAGCGACGGGCGCACCGTGTCCGCGTACGCTGCGATCTTCGAGTCGCCGACGGAGATCAGCGACCAGCACGGCCACTACATGGAGGTCATCGCACGGACGGCGTTCAATCGGCAGCTCGGCCTGGGCATCGACCGGGTTGGCGTGTTCTACCATCACGGTCTGACGATCCACGGCACCCCGTCCGACCTGGGCAGTGTGCCGATCGGGTCGCCGCTGGAGATCCGATCAGACCGTAAGGGTCTGCGGACGGTGACCAGGTTCAATGCGACACCGCTGGGCGAGTCGGTGTTGGAGGCGATCCGCCACGGCGACATCAAGGGATACAGCTTCCGGGGCCGGATCTTCGAGTCCACACCCGCCCGGGTGCCCCGGACGTCCCGCACCGGTGCCCTGCCGACGGTCACCCGCAACGTGTTGGGTCTGACCGAGTACGGTCCAACCCCGAACCCGGCCTACGCGGAGGCCGGCATTCTCGCCATCCGCGCACTGCAAATGCTTGCGTCGTCCACCACGCCGGGCCGTGACGGCCCGGGCCAGGAGACGACTCCCGTCACTCCCGACCTGGGATCAGACGGTGCCGAGGATCAGCCTGATGTGCACTCCGTTCGGCTTCGCCAGCGTCACCTCGCCCTGAAGCGGGCGATGCGTGAGCGCGGACTCGCAAGGGAGAAGGATCATGGCGCGTAAGCGTAGCGAGATCCTCGGTGAGGAGATGGAGGCGCTTCGCGCCGAAGTTCAGGTCATCGAGGAACTGGAAGAGCCCACCGACGAGGACCTGTCCCGGTCGGGCAACCTGCTCGCCGAGTGGGACGAGAAGGAGAAGCAGCGGGAGGCTGCACTGGCCCGTGAGGCGCAGGTGGCCAAGGTGCTGGCGGCGGCGTCGCTGGCGCGTTCCACCGAGGTCGAGTCCGGCGACGGCGCGGGCCGTAAGGGCCCGGAGGTCAAGCGGGGCATCGACCCGTATGACAACCAGGACCAGCTGTTCCGGTCCCTGTTCGGTGATGTTCTGCTGAACACCGGCGACACGATCAGCCGTGCCCAGGTCGCCGTGGACAAGACTCCCCGCTATGTCAGCGACGCGGCCCGGGAGCGGATGCACGAGCTGCTGGAGCTGGACAACATCCACGCCCCACGCATCGCCCGGCACATGCTGATGACCGGTTCGCCGCAGTACCACGAGGAGTTCCGCGACTATGTGAAGTCGAAGGGGACGATCAAGGGCGACCTGCTGCGCGCCGCCATGTCCCTGTCCGACTCCGCCGGCGGGTTCCTCGTGCCGTTCACGTTGGATCCGACCGTGATCTTGACCAACGCGGGGATCTTGGACCCGCTGCGGACGATCTCCACAATCAAGACGATCACCACGGACACGTGGAACGGTGTCACGTCGGCCGGGGTCACCGCCGAGTGGCTCGGTGAGGGTGCGGAGGCCGATGACAAGTCGCCGACCTTCGGCCAGCCGACGATCACGCCGCAGAAGGCGGCGGCGTGGGTGTTCGGCAGCTACGAGGTGCTGGCCGACTCGGGGTTCGCCTCCGAGCTCGGGCGGCTGCTCGCCGACGCGAAGGCCCGGTTGGAGGGTGCGGCGTTCGCCACCGGCAACGCGGCCGGTCAGCCGATCGGCGTGGTGGCCGCGGTGGGCGCGGTGACGAACTCCATCGTTACCTCGACCACGGTCAACGCGTACGCGGTGTCGGACGTGTACCGGACCTCGGATGCGCTGCGGCCGAGGGACGCTGCCCAGGCCAGCTGGATCGCCAACAAGCGGGTCTTCAGCCTGACCCGGCAGTTCGACACCGCCGGTGGTTCCGCCTTCTGGGCGAACCTGGGCATGGCAGTGCCGAACCAGTTGCTCGGGCAGAACATCTACGAGGCGTCGACCATGACCGGCGCTGTGTCGACCAGTGCCGCGGTGCTGCTCGCGGGCAACTTCCGCGAGTTCTACATCGTCGACCGGGTGGGCATGTCAGTTCTTTACGAGCCGATGGTCAAGTCCACCGGTTCGAACAGGCCTACCGGGCAGGCGGGCTGGTTCGCGTTCTGGCGGGTCGGGTCGAATGTGGTGGATCCGGACGCGTTCCGGCTGCTGAAGTTGGCCACGACCGCAACTGCGATCCCGCTGGCCTGATCTACGACGCCCTCCGGGTCGCGCCGGAGGGTAGGCAGCCCCCGGCCCTAGGGGTGTCGGGGGCTGCCGCTTACCCCTGGAGGACACATGCCCAAGGACCGCACCGACGAGAAGGTTGTGGTGGCCTACTGCCACCCTGGCAACGTCAACTCGTCGTTCCACGAAAGCCTGTTGGACCTGTTGGTCTACGACATGGCCTTCCACCGCCGGATTGTCAACGGCGGCGGCCGGCTGGCGCAGTTGGCGTCGGCGAACCTGGCCGGGCCGCGCAACGACGTGGTGCGCAAGTTCCTGGCCGGGTCAGATGCCGACTGGCTCTGGTTCGTCGACACGGACATGGTTTTCCTGCCGGATACGGTGGAGAAGCTGTTGGAGTTCGCCGACCCGGTCGAAGCGCCGATCGTCGGCGGGCTGTGCTTCTCCATCGACAAAGGCATGCTCTTCCCGACCATGTACGGCTTGGTCGGGGATGAGAACAACCCGCAGGTCATCCGGTTCCACGAGTGGCCACCGGATGCGATGTTTCAGGTACCGGCCACCGGCACCGGCTGTGTGATCATCCACCGGTCGGTCTTCGAGCGGATCCGGGATTTCAAGGCACCCGGCACCAGCCAGGTCGGGTTCAACACGGCATTCCCCTGGTTTCAGGAGTCGTGTCACGACAACCGGCCGGTGGGTGAGGACATCACGTTCTGCTGGCGTGCCGGGATCGCCGGCATTCCTGTGTACGTGAACACCGCCGTGCACGTGGGGCATGTCAAGGAGCGTCTGCTGGACCTGGACGCGTACCTGAGCCAGCGCGGTGGAAGCGTGGAGGTGCAGTGATGATGTATCCGAGACTGTCCGGGTTCGTCGGCCACGCCGGTGACAGTGTGTGGATGGACCCGAACGGGTTCCCCGACGACCATCCTGTGGTGCTCGCCCACCCGGACCTGTTCACCGAGGTCCCACCGCCGGGCATCGAGGCACCGAAGCGTCGCGGGGGGCGTCCGCTCGGGTCGAAGAACAAGCCGAAGCTGGCCACGGTCGAGGACGCGCCTGGGGTGGTACACCGCGGTGGCTGACACGGCGGTGATCGTGCCGACGATGCGGCCGCAAAACGCCGCACCATTCATGTCGTCCCTACTCGCATGCGGCGAACCGGCCACGGTGTACGCGATCACTGACTCGGACACCGTGGCAGCGTGGCGTGAGGCCGGCGCGCAGGTGCTCGTCGACGATGCGGTCAGCTTCGCCCAGCGGGTCAACGTCGGTTATCGGCACACCGATGAGCCGTGGCTGTTCCTGGTCGGCGATGACGTGCAGTTCCGACGCCGATGGTTGACCAACGCCCGGCTGGTGGCCAGCCGCCGATGGCATGTGGTCGGTACCAATGACCTGGCCAACCCGCGGGTGTTGGCCGGCGAGCACGCCACACACCTGCTGGTACGCCGTTCGTACGTGGATGAGGTTGGTGCGTCGTGGGACGGGCCGAAGGTGGTAGCCCACGAGGGGTATCGGCACTGGTTCGTCGACGACGAGATCGTGGCTGCGGCAAAATTGCGCGGCGTGTGGACGATGGCACGCTCGTCGGTGGTGGAGCACATGCACCCGCTGGTTGGCAAGTCCGAGTTGGATGACGTGTACGAGATCGGCACCCGGCATGCCGAGTCTGACCAGGAGCTGTTCGAGTCCCGGCTGAGGATGCACGTGGGCCTGTCGTGATCTCCTACATTGTCGCGTCGAACAACCCGCGAGTGCTGGCCGACAACTTGGTGGCCAGCCTGCAACTAGACGCCGGTGACGAGCTGATCGTGGTGGAGGATCCGCCGTCGATTGCTGTGGCGTACAACCAGGGCCAGGCCAAGGCAGTCAACCCGGTCCGCTGCTACGTCCACGCGGACGCGCAGATGCTCGACTTGTCGCGACTACGCCGGCAACTGCTACACCGGTGCACCACCGGTGTCGGGATGGTCGGCCTGATCGGCAGCCGGGAGCCGGTGGTGCCGTGGTGGGTGGGCACAACGTGTGGGAGTGTTACCGACGCGCGTATGGGTGTCATCGATCGTGGGTTCGGTGGACCCTGCTCTTACCTTGACGGGCTGTTGCTGGCCACCGTGCACCAGCTGGCCTGGGACGAGTCGTACGTCGGGTTCCACTTGTACGACGCGGACATCTGTCAGCAGATGCTGGCTCGCGGCCTGTACAACTTGTGCCTGTCCGACGGCGCGCAGATGGTGTTACACAACACGACCAACCCGTCCGACGTGTCTCAGCTGAGCGGCTGGGATGTGGCCGTGGACCGGTTCCGCGAGAAGTGGAGCGGAAGTTGAAACCCCTGAGAGTCCTCGTCACCGGCGGCGCCGGGTTCGTCGGCCACCACCTGGTTGAGCACCTGCTGGAGACCACCGGCTGGGATGTGGTGGTGCTCGACTCGTTGACCTACGCGGGTCGGGTCGACCGGTTGACTGACATGGTCGGCTACGACCCGGCCCGGGTGAGCCTGCTCTGGCATGATCTGCGCGCGCCGATCCACCCGCACCTGGACGAGCAGATCGGTGGCGTGGATGCGGTGCTGCATCTGGCGTCCGAATCGCATGTCGACCGGTCGATCGCCGACCCGGTGCCGTTCGTGCACAACAACGTCGACTGCACGTTGACGATGCTGGAGTGGGCGCGCACCCGCGACCTGTCCCACTTCGTGCAGGTGTCAACGGATGAGGTGTACGGCCCGGCCGCCGAGGGGCAGCGGCACCGCGAGTGGGACCCGTACCTCCCGTCCAACCCGTACGCGGCCAGCAAGGCTGCGCAGGAGGCGTTGGCGATCGCCTACTGGCGCACCTACCGCGTCCCGGTCGTCGTAACGAACTTCATGAACATGTACGGCCAGAGACAGCACGTGGAGAAGTTCGTTCCGCGGACCTTGCGGTCGCTGCTGGCTGGCCAGCCGGCGACGTTGCACGCCCGGCCGGTCAGCATCGGGTGGGAG